GGTTCAAGTGCCACAGTGGACTTTAGGTGCTTCTATCGAATTCACAATCTTGACGGTGGGAATCATCCATCAGGGCGGACAGGGCTATGAACTTCACAGACGACAGCGAGACATGGATCAGCGGCGGAACCATCACCATCAATGACACTTATGATGTCATCACGGTTCAATTCCAAATGCGTCGCTCAGAACTGGACGCCATCGCCACCGGCACAGAGGCAGACAAGGATGCTCTGATCGCCTGGTTGACCCCGGATCCTGAATGACGAGGGTGGTGGTCTATCTGGACCGACAGCACAGCGGGAAGCCCGGTCGAAAGGCTGTGGACCGTGGCGCCGCCGTGGACCTGGATGGTGACGGCACCATTGGCATTGACGAGCGTGAGGCCATGCTGACGGCTCGGTATCTGCTGGCGTGCGAGGCGGCGCTTCTGGAGGCTGGCCACACCGTGATCCCCATATCGGACGGCTGGTACTCAGACCGCCACGCCAGGGTCAACCAGTACGCGGGCGGATTCGACTGCCCGCAAGTGTACCTGTCCGGCCATTTGAACTGCGGGGCTGGGGACTACGGAGCCGTTTTCTACGATCACCGATCACGCACCGGCCCCGAGTTGGCGTCTCGTATCGCCCGACAGATCAGGATGGTCGCCCCGGAAATCAACGGGGTCAAGACCATCGCAGCGAAGCCGGACGATTGGACCCGTGCAGCATTCGCCACCATCGCGGGCGTGGTTCAGCCTGTCTCTCTTTGTCTGGAGCCCTGTTTTATGGATCAACAACTACATGCCGACATGCTTTCAAGAGAAGGTCTCGCAAGCATCGGCAGAGCAATCGCCACGGGCATTGATGCCTGGGCAAACACATGTGAGGTATGAGATGAAAGCAGCATTCAACAAACTATTCCACGCCACTGAGCGCATCAGCTACCGGCGCTTGACCGTCTTTGCAGCGGCCAGTGGCCTGCTCATGGTGGACAAATTGGACGGAGACCAGTGGGTGATGATCGCCATCGCATACATCGCGGGCCAAGCTGCGCCAGCGATGGCCAAGGCCTTTCGTGGCTGAGTCACTTGGATGGGCTGTGGCTATTTTGGCGGCACTTGCGGCGGTCGTGGGTCGGTGTGTTTCGGCCAAACGGCGCAAGGTCACCAGGACACCCACAGCCCCGCCTGACCAGGTGGCAGCGTCTCACGCCAGGGACGCCATCGAAACGGCAGCACAGCGCAACCTGGACGCCATAGACGACGCCCTGGAGGGTGATGACCCAGCCGGTGATGTGGCAGACATGGCAAACAGGCGCAAACGATGATGATGATGATGATGCTGATAGCATCCGGGTGGGCTGGTTCGCTCGAAGCTCCACAACTCTCGGAGCCAACCGCCAACGAGTGCGACCAGGCCACGCCCATCCGGGTCGGGGGCGGTATTCCTCCCGCTATCCTCGGCCCGGACGGGACCGCCCGATGTCACGCGGTGGCGATGCCCACCAATGAGGTGGCCTACCTGCTGAAGCTCGAAGAATATCACGAGGCGATGGAGCGGCTGCATGCGCTGGATGTGGCGTTGCTCCAGGCGGAGCGTGACTGGTATCGTGACCAGCTTGCCACAGAGCACGCCCCGACCCCATGGTATGAAACGCCCACAGCGCAACGATGGACGGGGCGTGCTGAAGTGTTGGCGGTGTTGACCGTCGTGACAATTGGATTAGGTTATGGGTACAATCAAGCCAGGTGAAAGCATGAATCAGACAGTATTGATCGCAGGTATTCCGGCTCTGATAGCGATCGGTGGTTCGCTGATGACTCTGGAGGCCACCGCCCAGGAGACAGAGAAGGTCTCCGAGCGGGTGCGGGTCATCGAGGTCAAACAGGCCGAGGGCTCGGCCCTGGAGGTCATGGTAGCCCAGAACACGAAGGACCTGGCAGCGTTGACCGCCATCGTGACCAAGATGGCAGAGAGTCAGACCCAGATGCTGGCCAACCAAGCAGCGATCTGCCAAAGCACCAATTCGGACTGCCACCGATAGCGGCTTTCCATGTGCGAATTGTCCTGTTCGCACCGCCCCTGATCGGCCTGGGTCCGGTCAGGGGCACTTTGCTATTCGTTGCACATGAAGCCAATTGCAATCTTTCTCACCAAATATCCTTGCCAGGGATATTGTACTGGACTATCTTAATGACATGGAAAGCAAAACACCAACCCAGGACAACACCATGACCGCCCAACAAGTACACGACCTGCTCAAGACCGACGCCGCATACACATACAGCCGCAAGAACAACGACATCGGCAACATGATGATCGTACTGGCAGCGCACGGATTCAACAGCACGATCAACCACGCAATCGCGATGATCAACCTCTAAACCCCCAACGGGGCTTCGGCCCCACAACCCAGGACAACACCATGAACGACGAAGCCCAAGAGAATGAGAAACCAGAGCACTGGGAGTACAAACTGAACACGCTCAGATGGAACCGGGAAACCAAACAAGGCGAACGAGCAACGTGCGAGGCGTGCGGCGACAGGGAATCGTACATGCACATTCTGAACGATGACCGCAAAGAAGGCGCGCTCTGTGATGAGTGCTTTCACACAGCATCCTAAACACTCACCGGGGCTTCGGCCCCACAACCCAGGACAACACCATGACTACAAACACAGAAACAATTGACTTTCAAGATTCAGACGTATTCGGCGCGCTGACGGATGCTATCCGCGCACTGTTGAATCGGGCCGCTAAACCGAACTACCCGCAACGAAACAGGCATGTCGACATTCAGCTTGCAGCGCGTTTTTCGTCCATTCTGCACGGCTGGACGTATTGCAAGTATCAGAAGAAATGGGTCGCCACCCGCGAGGCGATCGGGCTTGCTGGCGAGTCAAGGCTTACAGACGCATCGCATGTCTGGGGGTACGGGTCGGACAATTTATCGGAATCCGCCAAGACACGATTACTCCTAGGGCTCCAAAGCGTGTCCATGAAGGGTAAACGCTAACCAACCAACACTCACCGGGGGGCAACCCCCCACAACCCAGGACAAACACCATGACCAACGCACAAGCAATCAAAGTTATTCGCCTCTCCAGAAAACTTAACGGACTCGACTGCAAGATTACGCGGATCGGAACCGGCAAGCGATACACCATTGGCCTGCATGGGTCTGACGCCCGGAGGCTTGCGGATTTTGTGATCCGTCGCGGCCTGACGGAGACACCGATGAGTGGCACCGGATCAAGGCACAACCCGATCACAGTCACCGCCTAAACACTCACCGGGGGGCAACCCCCCACCAACCCAGGACAAACACCATGAACATTCCACCCGGACCATTCGCAGCCCCAGAAGGCAGCACCGAAAAGACCTATCAGGTGACCATCACCACCGTCGTTCCCATGACGCACACCGACCCGGCAGACTTGCCCCTTGAGGCCCTGCTGGAGACCATCCGAGACCAGGCCCACGGCGCAGATGTGCAGTCGGTCGAAATGACCCCAGGCGGTGCAGCATGAGCATCACCAAACGCGAGCTACTGGCGCGGGCCATCGTGATGCTGATGGTCGCCCTGTGGTGCCTGCTATGAGCCGGCAACCATGGAAGGACTGCCCACCAGGGTCCAGGGCATTCGAGGACCACGAGGCCAAGCTCCGAGGCCAGGCCGATCTATTCGACAAGGACCAGCACACCGGCACGATGGACGGCCCACCAGAGCCCGACACGCCCGAGTCACGGGCACGGCTGGCCAAGCTGGACGCAGCCCTGGAGGACTACCACCAGCGAGCAGTGGAGGCCAACCAGGTCCACACGCTGACCGAGTACGACAAGGCCAGGCTACACAACATCGCGGCCATCAGCGCACTCGAACAAGAGTTGCGGGAGGTCATCAGCGAGGCACGGTCACACGTGTACCGTCAGCAATACCACGGCAGCCACGAGCAAGACCGAGCCGATGCCGTGGCATGGCGCCAGAAGTGGACAGGTCAGGAACACGAGGGGCTATCCGATGAATGAAGCAGAACACGACCGACTTGAAATGCAGGCGGAGCGCGCCAGATACAACGACTGGGCCGCACAGATCGAGGTTCAGATACCAGAGGGTGACCCCGGAGAGGTTCCCGACTCCCACGAGTGCGCCAACTGCGGCAGGGTCTCCGAGGACATGGACGAGCTATTGCGGCCCTGCGGTGATTCACGGGGCGAGTGGTACTGCCACAGAGGGCAAGGGTGCCAAAGTGGGTAGGCGGCTATCAGACCACGACACGTACGATCTGGCGGTGGGCCCACCACGCCCATCGCCAACCCAGGGCAGCCGGATGTCTCTGCCGGAGTACGACCGACCACCACCAGGGCCAGAGCCAGCGCCCGACCAGATGGCCGCACTGGTCAAGGCCCAATCAAATCTGCACAGTGCGTCACGTGCCGTGCTGTCTGCAATCGCAGCGGCCGACAGGGAGGCCCAGGATGCCCGTGACGCCATTGAAGCGGCTCAGATGATGGAACGCGCACGGGTGGCACTGGAACGCAGTCTGGCGCCACTGGAGCGCAACCAGGAACCACCCACAGGCCCGGCTATCATGGCGTGTGCCCGGTGCGGTTCCCAGGGCATCGCCATCAACCCAGAACGATCCAAGGTCTGGTACTGCCCGGCCGGTTACGGATGCAACCAGGAGGCCACCGATGCCGATCTATGAATACCGATGTGCAGAGTGCAACACCCAGGTGGAGCAGTTGCAATCATTCGATGACCCAGCACCCACGTGCCCCAAGTGCGCCGATACCGTCAACAAGCTGCGCCGGATGTCAAAGCAGGTGTCCCGGTCCAGCTTCCGCTTGGAGGGCGGCGGGTGGGCGCGCGACGGATACAGTGGGTGATGTGAAGGTCCAGCCGAAGTTTCTGGGGAGAAGCTGAACGCTGGACAGGGGCCCTGTTTCATGGTGTTGCAGGGTCCCATCTTCACCATTCCCCTTGAATATCCTTGCGCGGTATATATAATCCAATTAGTGGATAGTATGGAAAGCAACCAACCAATCCCCAGCAACCCAACCCAGGACAACACCATGAGCACCAAGACCACCGAAATTATCAGCATCCTAAACAGCATCACCGGCGGGCATCTATACAGGAACGGCAGAATGGGGCGGGCGATCGAGGCCATCGCCGCCGCCGAAGGCCCCGAGGCAGCGGAACAAGAAGCGATCGACCGCCTCAACAATGTGACGGTGGGCCTTCTGCTGACGAACAAAGCCGCCCTTCAGTGGCTCACCGACAACGCCTAAACCCCCAACGGGGGGGCAACCCCCCACAACCCAGGACAACACCATGAACACCATGAACACCGAAAACACGCAGCCCGAAAACAACGCTTGGAACACAGGATGCTACAGCGATCCGATCATCGAGGGCAACCGGCTTGTTATTCAAAAGCAGGCGATGAAAAGCAGGGATGACGTAAGAGGGATCCTAACCGTCGATCGGGTAGACACATCGAAGCGTGTTCTGATGGATGTAGGCGGCCAAAAAATGTGGCTCAATGTTCGCGACCTGCAAGCCCTTCAGCACCAATTCGGCCAGCTTATTGAGACATTCAAGCAAGAGGCCCGCGACGAGCAAGATCGCCAAGCCAACATGAGCCCTCCCCCGCTGAAAGCCTAAACACTCACCGGGGCTTCGGCCCCACAACCCAGGACAACACCATGACCCTCACCCTGACCCCCCACGAATTCGATGTGCTCAAGACCCTTGTGGAGTACGCAGCAACGAACACCGGCAACGGTGCCGATGCAGACCCAACCACGGCGATCCTGCTTGATCATGTTTACGCAGACCAGCCCGAGTCCACCGGCAACCTTGCTGAATTCGTCGCCAAGGCACGCAAAGCCCTAAGCTAAACCCCCAACGGGGGGGCAACCCCCCACAACCCAGGACAACACCATGAACACCGCAAAGCAAATGACCAAGACAGCAGGATGGTCGGTATCCCCAGGCGTCCACGATGGCGACAAGATCGTCACCTGGCAAGTATGCAGCGCGGGCGGCAAAATGGTCGCTGAGTGCGAATCCAAGACCATCGCCGACCATATCGCCAAGATTCACAACCGCGCCACCAGCGCATAACCCCCACCAACCCAGGACAACACCATGTACACCGAACCAGGCCAACCAGGGCACCCAACCCAGGACAACACCATGAACGACTATACCGACCCAGGCCAGGACCTGGCCCAAGCAGTGCAATTTCTCGCCGAGTGCCTGGCGACCGATGCCGAGACCGTCAAGGAGCGGGCACCATTCCCATCGGGGCTGATGCTGGGCACATCGCAGAGCCTGCTCAAGGCGGTCGCAGCATTCAAAGCGGCCGAGGACGCGAAGCCATTTTGATCTATCTCGCTAAATATCCTTGCGCGGTATATCAGGAGCAATTAGTGGATAGTATGGAAAGCAACCAACCACTCCCCAACCCCCCAACCCAGGACAACACCATGAACAGTCAGTCAAACGAATCAATCAAACGAATTCTTGCCGCCGCCGCCACGCCCATCGGAGCGGATCAACTGGCCGCCGCCGGGACCGTTCGCGGGCAATACGGTGTCACCGCATGGCGGGCTATGCACCTGATCCGCATGCTGGTGGCCGATGGTCGAATCATCCAGTCGTATGACAGCCTCAATTGCCCCCTATATCGCGCAGCCTAAACACTCACCGGGGGGGCAACCCCCCACAACCCAGGACAAACCATGCCACCGGCAAAGAAGAACGAACCGATCACACTGGACGCCCTGCCACCGGGCAGCGTCGTCGAATTGCAGGGGAAGAAATACCCCACCCATTCAGGGCTTCTGGCCCTGGCGCACGCACACGGGATGACCAGTATGGCCACCGATGTGCTCAGCTATGCAGACGGCGAGGCGGTGGTCAAGGCCACTGTCGAGGGTAGCCGGGGCACATACACGGGGCACGGTGACGCCAGCCCCGCCAACGTCAACCGGAACATCGCCAGCGCCGTGCTCAGGATGGCAGAGACACGAAGTCAGAACCGGGCGATGCGTGCTTATCTGGGCCTCGGTGCGACCACCCTGGAGGAAATGCCGCCAGATGCCATTCAGGGCCGTTCTAACCAGAGGCAGCGCCCAGCACACACCCAACAGCCGAAACGCGCTCCAGAGCCACCCAGGGAGCGCCCAGGGCCCAAAGCGCGGCTTGGCTCCAGGCCGTGTCCAGAATGCGGGTCAAAAACATGGGACAATCGAGAATATCGCAAATGGCTCAGGGCCAACCCAGAGCAGAAACCAATCCCAGCCATGGCGTGTAACGAGTGGAAGACATGCAAGTGGACAGCATGGGACACAGCCAGCGCGGAAGCGTTCCTGAGTGGCACGGATGGATTCAATGATGGACTCTGATACCTTGGCAGAAGCCAGGAAGATAGTCGCAGGCGGCGTCCAAGAGGGCGTAATGTGTCCATGCTGTAACCAGTTCGTGAAGCGGTACAAGCGGGCGCTGAACAGCACCATGGCCAGGTTCCTTATCTGGTTGGTGCGCACATCCAGGGATACCCCCGGCGGATGGGTGGACATCAGGCGGTGCCCGGTGCGCGGTGGCGATTATGCCAAGCTGCTCCACTGGGGGATGGTTGCACATGCCGAGGACAAGGACGGCGGCAAGCGGTCCGGCATGTGGAGACCCACCGAGCAGGGTATCCAGTTCGCATATTCGGCCCTGCGCGTTCCGTCCCATGTGTTCCTGCTGACTGGCGAGGTGGACGGGTGGGCATCCACCACCACCGACATCCGTGGCGCTCTTGGAAAGCGGTTCGACTATCTTGAATTGATGGGGCTGGTGCCATAATGAAGGCCACACACAGTAGCAGAGCAGAACAGAACGCAGTGGTTGGGTTGGACATAGATGGCGACGTATTGCCGATGGTGCTGCTGATGATCATCGGCACCACCAGGCCAGGCCGTTGGGACGATGTGAACCTGGCGCGGCTGATGGACATGCGCCCAAGTCAGATACGAGCAGCACTAATTGACCTGGATGAATGGGGGCTGATTCAAGCGTGGGGGTCCAATGCTTGGTCCATCACGTACCGAGGCACCCAGAGTATCCGCACATATCTACCGGGCAAGATGCCCATCGCATGAGGACACCATGACAATCACAATCACATTCGGCCAGATGGTCCGATCTATGCGCACCCGACAGGGACTCACACAGACTCAGCTTGCCGAGACACTGGAGCCGATGGTGCGCGGCTTGGCCCAGGGGCATATCTCAGACCTGGAACGGGGGCTGTTTCACCCGTCAGGGCGTCAGGTGGCGTGTCTGCTGGACGTTCTGGAGGCGGGTCTCCATGAGCGCATCCAGGCGCTGACGCTATTGAGCCAGGAGGCGGCGGCGTGAGTTGGGAGGAATGTCTCCGGGTGACGATACCCGGACCACCCGTGCCCAAGGGCCGACCCCGTGCAGTGTTCAGGCGCCGCAAGGTGCGCATGTTCACGCCCCAGGCCACCATTGACTACGAGAAGAAGGTGGCGCTGGTGGTCGGGTCGGGCACTCACTTCAGAGGGCAGCCCCGGCCATTGTGCGGCACCGATGCACCGGTCAGACTGGATGTGGTGGCCATCTTTCCACGCCCCCAGGCGATGAACCGGAAGAAGGACCCGGATGGGCTGATCCCACACGCCAAGCGGCCCGACCTGGACAACTGCATCAAATCAATATCTGACGGCATCGACAAGCTCGATGGCATGGTGTGGAAGGATGATGGCCAGGTCCAGACCATCAGGGCGGAGTCATGGTATGCGGAGCGGGGTCAACCGGCCAGAACGCTGGTTGTAGTTTACAGATGGAAGGAACCCAATTAGGGGAAGGTGTGCCGGTAGCTCCGGCGCAGAACCAGCGATCACACTCCGATGGTTCCGGCCTCGCTGCCAACATGGTTGGCGGGGTCGCCATCGGGGAGTGAGACACAAAAAAACGGAGTGTGAAAATGCAGTGGATAGCGATACCCCGCCCATGGGTTGACGATGAAATGACGGGCCAATGGACCCAGGAGAACCCGGCGCCCGACCTGCTGGTGATGGCGATGCTGTGCGCCCGTATTCAATCGGGGGCACCATGGGGTAAGACCAAGCTAATCAAGTGGTCTGGCATCAAGGATTGGAAGGCCCGCAAGCTCATCAAGCAGGCGACAAAATGGATGCAGGAGCAAGGCCACGGGCCAACCGAAAACCAACCGCCTTACGCACCGAAAACCACCGAAAACCAACCGAAAACCAACCACCGACCTTTAATGATTCCAGGTAGTTGCGACGATCAAATGACCGAGGTGCACGCAGATTTCAACCAAAAAGTAACCGGCCTCACGCGCGCGCGTTCCTCTACAGATACAATACAACACAATACAGATCCTGACAGACAGGGGCAAATTGCCCCCGTACCGGCAGCCCAGGACAAGGGGATACCCAAGGACGACATCAGCACGATGTGGGCAACCATGTGCGGCATCAGGGCCGATGTGTTCCCAGGGTCGCAGCGGGTGCTGGCCTTGCTACCAGCCCGTGACCAGAAGCTCAGGGCGTGTCTACGCATCCAGAAGCTGACACCCGATGACCTGGTACACCTCACGCGGTGGTTCTTCACAGCAGACGAAAACCAGTGGGTGCGCGACAAGGGGTATCACTTCGACACGATGTTACGCCCGGCGAACGTCGCCAGGTATTACGAGAAGGCACAGGGCTGGTCAGCAGCCAGGGACGAAGCAGACACAGAACGCCGATTGGCGGAGGGGTACTGATGGCAAGCAAGGACAACGTGATGGCGATGCTGGCGGCGATGGCCACCAACTACAACAAGCGGAACGACTGGGCGGATTCGGTGTGGGGTACGTGGTTCACTGCGTTGAAGCCATACACCGATCACGATGTGCGACGGGTCGCCCGGCAAGTAATGGCAGAGCGGGGCCGCCTGCCTACTGTGGCGGCGTTTCTGGAGTGCATCAAGGCCGACCCACGGACACCCGCACCCAAGGGCGCCAGCGGCTGTGCAGCGTGCCAGGGCACCGGGTGGCGTGAGGTCGCATGGCATCGATGGGTAGATGCTCGCCTGGTGGTCACCAGCTATGCAGCGGGGTGCGACTGCGAGAAGGGACGCCGGTACTGCATGGGTGCTGTCCGGCACTGGTCGGACGTTGTGGCCGAGATGAGTGCCGACCCATCCACAGAGGCAGTCTATTCGACCAGCGCCAGCCACACGGCACTGGACACCCATGAGCGATACCATCCCGACACCGTGGCACGGCTGCAAACCCCGGCGGATCGATGAGCGTGATCCACATCGAGCGGCGGTGTTGCCTGCACTGTGGGCACATCTATTGCGGGCGGATCGAGTGCCCGATCGAGGACTGTGATGGTCTTGGCGAGCCCATTGGTGATGCATGAATTTGACGGGAAAAGTGCAAGTAACTAAACTACCACTGTGGGACGCAAACACACAGATGAGCAGGTCAGACAGCGGCGCGACGTCGTTGAAGCCCTGCTGGTGAAGGGTGACTGGACCCTGAGACGGCAGGCCCAGGTAGCCGAGCAATTCAACGTCACACCGGTCCAGGTGCGCCACGATGCAGCCAAGATTCGGCGGGAGTGGGCAGGCCAAGAACAGGACCAGAGCCCCGACGAGTTGCGTGCAGACTGGCGACAGCGGGTCTTGGCCACCATCAATCAGGCGATGGAGTTGGGCCACACCACGACGGTCGCACGGCTACTGGCTACCGAGGCGCGGGTGCTGGGCATCGAGAGCCCGACCCAGGTGGACATCCGCGCCCAGGTCCACACGATAGCAGACGCGCCACGACTGGCCGCTGACCTACTCCAGGCGCTACCGGCCGCCTGTGAGTTGTTGGGGGTTGATGCTCCCGCCCTGCCGGACTTTGATCTGGAGGATGATGATGAAGGATGAACGGAGCGGATGGCGAGACCTGGGCGACAGCGACCCCGACCCACGCGGGCCGCTTGAGCCCATGACAGTCAGGATGCCACACGGCGCGGTTCGGGCATTGGAGATTATCAGTCGTGAGCAGACCCGCACGCGGTCGCTTCAGATCCTGCACTATGTTCGTGAGGGACTGATAGCGGATGGATGCCTGAATGAGGTGATCCATGGCAGGTAAACAGAGACCAGAAGCGGCGTCGGAGTGAACAGCGCGGCCCAGGTCATAGCAGCGGCCCCGGCAATTGAGGCCCTGGCGCAACTGAGGGCCGACAACCCGCTGGCCTTCGCTACGCTGTGGCACAATGACGCACCACGGACCAGCCAACGGGCACCGCTGCAACGGGCTGGTGTGGATGCCGTGGCTGCATTCGGTGGCAACGGGTCAGGGAAGACCGAGCTTGGCGCCATGGTCGCGTGTGCCGTGGCGATGGGCAGGGGTCACCCGGCCGTCCAATTGTGGCTGAAGCGCAACCAGCTTGAGCCATCGCTGATACCTCCACGCCCCGGTCTGGTGCTGGCGTCCAGTCTGAACAGCACCATGAGCATCAACATTCAGCGGGCGGCGGTGGAGCGATACGCCCCAGCGGGCACCGAGTGGCGAAACAAGGACGGCCCCGGATTCAGCGAGGCACGCTTTCCAGGCCAGGGCAAGATCCGGTTTTTGACGGCCATGGCTGGGCGTGAAAAAATGCAGGGATTTGCATGTCATTTTTTTTGGGCCGATGAAGAACACCCAGAGGACATCATCAGGGAGGCATACCAGCGGCTCACCCGATCGATGTGGGACGGTCGAAGCGGGTGGGCACTGCACACCATGACACCGCTATCGGGCTTCTCGCACATGCACCGGGACTTCATCGGAGACCCCCCAACGGACGGATCGCACCTGGCCTGTTTCCTGCACGGCGGAGACAACCCACACATCGACCAGGGCAAGCGTGCAAGGCTGCTGCGGTCGGTCAATGCTGGCGAGCGGGCAGCCCGAGACAAGGGCGAGTTCACGCAGATGGAGGGCCGCATATTCACCGAGTGGGCACGGCACAGTCACGTGTGTAGATCCTTTGAGGTGCCTTCACACTGGGCCCTGTTTGCAGGCTGGGACTTTGGATATCGCGCACCCACAGCGGTCGTTCTGTGCGCCCTGGACCCCGCCGATGACACCCTCCACGTGATTGACGAGATCTACCAGGCGGATCGTACATTGACCGACCATGCCCGAGCCTACCGGCGGATGCTGGCGGGGCGTGAGGTGGAGTGGCTGGTCTGTGACCCAGAGGACAAGGGCAGCCGGTTGGCACTGGGGCGTGAACACGGCATCGCCAACATCGCGGCCAAGAAGGGGCCGGGCTCCGTCCGAAAGGGCATCAACGACATCAGCGAGCGGCTGGCCATCAGCGAGATCAGCGGGCGCCCTGCACTGGTTGTGCATGACCGATGCACCAACCTGATCCGCGAGATCGAGGGCTACGTGTGGGCACCCACGACAAGCGGCGAGGTCAAGGATGCACCGGCACCACGCCAGGCAGATCACGCCATCGACGCACTCAGGTACGCGGTGATGCGGCTGGCACGGTCCACGTTCGCCATCGGTTAGCCGGCGTTCAACCGGCACAATCAGAGCAAAACGAAAGAATCTAAAAAAAAGAAATAGTCAAAACGCTCCAAACCCGGTAGGCTTGTCCCGATGGGCAAAGCTGACTTGGCTATCCGTGGCGGCTGGTTTCCGCGCCTGCTCAGGGCGTTGAGGCTGGTCGAAGTGCGTGACGATGGGACTACCACCCACATCGCAGGGTCGGACTTCATCGGTGACACAGCATCACCCCGCCAATATGCGGCTATCAACAGCATGTCTGCCATGTCTGCCTTCCCGTGGGTCCGGTCCTGTGTGGAAGCCATCAGCAGCGATCTCACAAAAGTCCCCCTACGGGTGATCCGTGGGCGTGGCGCTGATGCCGAGCCCATCGATGACCACCCAGTGCTGGACCTGTTGGAACGCCCGAGCAGCACGATGCCAGGCGTCCTGTTGCGGCGTCAGTTGATCGTGGACATGGTGTTGACCGGTGACGCGTTCCTGCTGGTTGCGGGTGCCGATGAGCCCCGTGCATTGATCAGGCTCCACCCGGAGCGGGTGCGGGTCATACCGTCCGACGATGGGCAGATTCAGGGGTACGAGTTCAGCGGTGCGGGCTCGACCCAGCGCTACACATTCGAGCAGGTGCTCCACATCCGGCTTCCATCGTGGCAGGAAACCCCGGCGATGCTATACGGCACCGGGGCGATCGAGGCACTACAGCACGACCTGACCACCGACCTGGCGGCGGCGAAGCTGGCAGCGGCATCGGCATCGAACGGCATGCCGACCGGCATCATCAGCCCGTCAGAAGAAGGCGACCGCTGGTCCTCCCAGCAGATCAAGCAACTGCGCGAGGGCTTCGAGAAGCAACTCAAGTCCAAGAGCGGTGTAATTTTGATGGGTGCCGGTGTTGACTACAAGCAGCTATCGCTGAAATTGCGCGACATGGAGTACCAAAATACTCGCATAATGGCACGCGAGGCAGTGTTGGCCGCAATGGGGGTCCCGCCCGTGGTGGTCGGTTTGCCGAATGCAAATTTTGCGACTGCCCAGGCACAACGGCGTCAATTCGCAGAGACCCAGCAAGGCCGGGCGGCACTGATTGACTCCGAGCTAACCAGGCTTGCTCGCATGTTCCCCGACTCCGATGGCGTCCGGGTGGTGCATGACTTCAGCGAGGTTGATGCCCTGCAAGAATCACGCACCGAGCGGGTCTCACGGGTCCAAAGTTGGTGGCTGATGGGGGTGCCACTATCCGAGGCGGCAGCCATGGAGGGCTTCGACCAACTGGACGCAGCCGACATCCAGGCAGAGGCACCCACGGACCAGGCACCCACGGACCAAGCGGCGGGGCTGGCCAAGTGGCTGGTGTACGATGGCGCTGGCGATGCAGTCACGACCGACCTGGACACCGAGGACGGGCGTGCTGCGGTGTGGCGCGGGTTCATCGAAAAGGTACACGGACCAGCAGAACGCAAGATGGCGATCAACATGCGGCGCTATCTGAGGGCTCAAGCGGCCCGCATCAGCAAGCGGCTGAAGGAACACATGCCCGAGGGCAAGGCGATCACGCGGTCCATCGATGACATCACCCTGGACAAGATTCTGGATGAGGTGTTTGAGCGTGAGCAGATCCTGAACATCTTCAGGCCACAGTATCGGGCGCTTATGCGTGAGGCATTCGACGCCACTGCGAACAGCATTGATCAAGACCTGATGATCTCACCAGAGGCCATCCAACAGCGAGCAGAGACAGCGGCGCGGCTGATGTCAGATCAGATCCTGGCGACCACTGGCGAACAGGTGCGGGTGTTGGTCAACGAGTTGATCGACGAGGGCGCCCCGATCGGTGAAATGCAGGGCCGGATTATGCAGGCTTCAGGCTTCAACGCAGCCAGGGCATTGACCATCGCACGCACCGAATCCACCAGGGTCGCCAACACAGCCGCGAACATGGCATTCCAAGAGGCAGCAGACACCGGGCTGGTCATTCAAAAGCAGTGGCTCAGCGCCCGCGATGGAAACGTCCGAGATTCACACACGAAGCTGGACGGTCAGAAGGTCAACCAGGCCGGACAGTTCAGCTTCAACGGAGCAACGGCCGACGCCCCTGGGCTGTTCGGGGTCGGTGCCCTGGACATCAACTGCCGATGCACAATCATCGGGAAGGTAGTCAACAAATGACACATGTATTCAAGACCCTGATCTGTAAGGCCGAGCCCGGTGGTGATGGCACCATCACAGCCATCGCATCCACACCAGATGTGGACCGTTACGGCGATGTGGTTGCCCCGTCGTGGGATCTGGCCAGCTTCCGAGCGAACCCGGTGATCATGCACGGTCACGACTATGAAGGGCCCGTGGTGGGCAAGGCTGTGGAGATTGATCTGGTCGGTGACACGCTGATGATGCGGGTGCAGTTCGACGAGAGCGAATCCAACCCCGTCGGGCGCAGATTGGGCAACCAGTACCGGGAAGGCTTCATGCAGGCGTTCAGTGTGGGCTTCAGCCCCGGCACAGCCACGAACCGATCGGACCTGCCGACTGACCACCCAGCCTACACCGAGAAGGGCACCGGCCAACTGTTCGAGAATTCCCAATTGCTTGAGGTCTCCGCAGTGGCCATCCCCGCCAACCCGCATGCGCTCGCCGTGCGTGCGAAGCGGTGGCAGATCCCCACCGAGGCAGTGCCCGAGCTACGGGCGGCACCACCAGCACCACCAGCGGCCCCAGATGTCGAGACGCTGCGCACCATCGTGCGTGACGAGATTCTGGCACTGATGGGCGAGACCACCGATCCAGAGGTTCAGGCAGTCGTGGATGACTTCTGGACAGACAACGATTCACAAACCGCTGATGAGCCATCTGGCTTGGACGCGTTCTTCACACCGGGCGAGTAGCCCAACCGTCCAACCGTAGGAGACTCAAATGGACATCCAAAACAAAGCAGATGCACTTCAGGTGCTGTCCGAAATTACTTCCGAGCAGAAGCGACTCAAGGAAGCCAACCGCGACCTGAGCGAGAACCTGGAGGCCAAGGCCGCCGATCTCAAGGCAGTCCAACAAAAGCTCGCCGAGATGTCAGCGCCCAAAGTGGTGACCGTCTCCGAGAAGGAAGCCACCCTTCGCAAGTTCGTTGGCGCCGATGGTAGCCTCGATGTGGCTGGCATGGCATCCGATGAGACCGACCGTGGCGAATGGCACAGCGAATTCAAGCGGCTGATCGACGATCGCAACTTGGCCAAGCTGATGACCAAGAGCGGCAACGTGCCCAAGCTGGACGCAAAGCTGAACATGCACATGGCGTCTGCCCCGGTTGACGTTCGCCGCGCATTCTCCGACTCAAGTGGAATCGGCGCCGAGTGGATCCCTGACCTTGTTTTGCCTGAGTTGGCCAAAAAACTGTATGTCGGCGGCGCGGTTGAAAGTCTCTTTTCAACCATTAACCTCCAGACCAAGGAATTGCGGTTGCCCGTGCTGAACACTCAGGTGCGGCCATACTACAAAAACGGTGCGACATGGGGAACCATCACCGCACAGGACGATGTGACAAGCCAGATCAGTGTGACGGCCCGATCCTTCGGTAGTAGGATCTCTGTCGATGAGGACGCCAGCGCTGATGCAGTCACCGCAGGGCTCGATTTCGTCAGAAATTCCCTTTCCGATGCCCTGAGCCATGCCGTTGAGGGGTGCATATTGAACGGGGACGAAACGCCAGCACACCTGGATCTGAACACGACAGGATCACCGCGAGCATTCAACCCAGCGTCACGATGGAACGCCACCGGAATTGGTGCTGCTGACGATCACCGCCGAGCATTCGACGGGCTGCGCAGCCGCGCCAATGATGCAAGCTCGACCCGTGATGCCAATGCGATGACCTATGCCGACATCATGGCAACCCGTGGCCAGTTGTCAGGCGCTCATGGCGTATCGGACAAACTGGCGATGATTGTATCGCCGGAGGTAATGGTGATGCACTTGCTTGATCTTGAACAGGTCGCCACGATCGACAAGATTGGAGATAAGGCTACCGTGGTAAATGGTTCTTTGGCTATGCTGGCAGGCGCTCCAATTGTGGTCTCAAGCCTGATGCCGTCTAACCTGGCGGCCACTGGCTTCTTCGACGCATCGACAACGAACCTGACAGGGTACCTGTTCGTCGACACTGCACGCTACTTCATGGCAAACTACAAGCCTCTGACGATCGATATCCAGCGCGAAATTACGCAAGGAATCATCGAAATTGTCGGGACCCGTAGAACCTCCCTCGGGAGCTATGACGCGTCAGGCGTTGCCAACGTAGCCTATGGTTACAACGTCGCCACAAGCTAAGGATAAGACTATGCCGACCCTACGATTCAAAGGATTCGCACACACCGCCGTCTACCGGGGGCCTTCGGGCACCTGGGAGGCTGGCGATGAAAAGGAAGTTACACCATCGGAGGCCGAGCGATTGCGCGGTTCCTTCGGTGATGCCTTTGAGCCCGTGGGGTCGGCTGTCGCCAAGCCCAAGAAATCGCGTGCGGTCAAGTCACCGACCAAGCGCACGACCAAGAAGGTGACCAAATGAAGCTCACAGCAACCCAGCGAGGGGAATGGCCAACCGGAACCCACTGGACCGAGGGCGAAACCCGCGACATCGTGGTGCCTGATAGTGCCGATGCCCCGGCATGGCTGAAGCCAGCCAAGGCCAAGAAGCCCAAAGCAAAGAAGGCTGAATAGCTGATGGCACTGATGACCGCAGAGCAAGCCCGTCTCTACATCAGAGCGATCCAGGGCAGTGCAGAGGACAGTACAATAAGTACGCTCGTGGCACGTGCCGATTCTGTTTTTGCGTCGTTTATCGGCCTGCCTGCACCCACTACGGGCGGAAACCCCACACTTGAGGACACCGCCCACACATTGTACCTGGATGGCCCCGGCGGTCAGGCTCTGCAACTGCCGTACATGCCCATTCAATCCATCACCAGCATCCACGACAGCACCGACCGCACCTATGGTTCGGGTGACCTTGTGGCGGGGTCTGATTACGATCTCTACGGTGCCGAGGGCCTGGTGTACCTGAAGGACTCCAGCGTCCACGGGTCCTGGTCCGGCACCACGCGAGCCATCAAGGTGATCGCTGTGGTCGGGTGGGCTACCGTTCCCGAGGCCATACAACACGCAGCAGGGCTTCAAGTTACGCACTGGTTCCAGGGCCGTGACCACGTTGGGCGCACATCGGTGAGCCAAGCCGGGGGTTCCATATCCGTCAAAGGGTTAGACCTACTGCCCGAGGTGCGCGAGGCTTTGCAGCCATACCGTCAAGCCTCGACATGGGTGGGCTGAATGGACCTAATCGACTTTGCCGACCGGATGCGTTCAGCCGTCAGGACAGGTCAACTGGCCGAGGCCATGGCGCAAACAGCGGCCCAGCTTGCCGTCAAGATGGACAAGCAGGCCAAGAAGCATCTGACGGGCGGGCGGCCCTTGCACGTTCGGAGCGGTCGCCTGCGACAGTCGGTGCGGTTCGGCATCAGGCCCGGCCGTGGTCGGGTGGACGCATTCGTCAAGGCGGGCTCATCGCGGGTGCCCTATGCCAAGTCACACGAGACAGGCGAACCGGCGATCATCAAGCCGAAGGGCAAGTATCTGAGAATACCACTGCCACCAGCACTGACGGCGGCGGGTGTTGACCGCAACCGACGCAGCATCAAGGGCATGGACAAATTCGCATTCGTGCCAGGCAAGACCGACGACAAGGCATATATCGTCAACCGTTTCTCCGGGGATATGTGGTACGTCCTGGTCAAGTCAGTCAAGAACAAAAAACGCCCATTCCTGGCACCGGCCAGAGAGCACGCGCTGAAGCAGGCGCCCTACCTATTCCGGCACCATATGACCACGGCCCTGCGGAGCGTGATTGATGGGACTTGAGCGCACCATATTGAACCAGGTGAAGACGCAGATCCAGAACGTCAACGGCACGGGGTCTTATGTCAACGACGTCAGTGGATCGGATGCCGTGGTCATTGGGGCCACATTCGCCCCACACCGCGTCCCAGGCGTCTACCTATACCCTAACGGGGTCTCATCGTCGCAGAGCAGTGGGAGTACCGTGCTGACTCGCTATGACCGCACCATGAGCGTGCAGGTGGAGTGCTGGCGCGGGGCTACCAATTCACAGCCAGGAACGGCCCTGCTGGATGCGCTGGACTTTCAAGATGATGTGATGCGTGCGCTGGAGGCAGATCGCAGTCTGAGCAATAACGTCAGAGACATCGAGATCGCTGGTGCCAGTTACGACGGCGCTGAGTTGGATCGGCCCGGTCTCGGTCTGGCTGTGCTGTTATTGACAATCAAGTACACAGAAACGGCGGGTGCCTGATGAGTTGGATGGACAAGGACTGGACCCACCGAGCGGCTGTCAGTGTGGATAATACGGCATCATCGGCAACCCAGGAGGATGTGACGATAGCCCTGCCGAGTGAGTGGCCCGAGTTCTGGGGCAACGTGGACAACGCGGGCGACGATGTGCGCGTGACCGATGCCGATGGTGTCACCCTGGAGACCTATCAACTGGTCAGCTTCAACAGCACCACGCGCACCGGCTCCATTGAGGTTGATGCTGTCGACTTGACAGATGTCGAGACATCACCAGCGGCAGCGGTGGCGGGTGTTCTGCTGTGGGTCTACTGGGGCAACTCCAATGCGGTGGCGGCGGGCGGTTCATTCACCGCA